CGGCTCGTTCTCAAGCAACATGCGCCCACAGCTGAAGTGAGGAAGAAGCTCAGAGCCAGGGCGGAACATCACAACACCCAGCTCACGAACTACGACGGGTTTAAGCAGTGCTCTCACGAATCACCTCAGTGGACGGTTTCGAGCAGGCGAAGCAGCTCAGGAAATTTTGACTCAAAGAAATGAGGCTGAGTTTCGCGAGGATTCGCCGGGCTGGTGATGTTCTTGCCGTACATACAGCCTTTGGCTGTCATCGACCAGAAACGCTTAATGCCATTTGCACCGGATCGGCTGCGGCGTTCTTTCTGTTCGACGATCCCCAGTTTCGCCAACTGCTGGTAAGCCTGCGTAGCGGTCATCCGGATACCATGAATTTTGAGCAGCGCGCTCAGGGATTGTGTGGGGCGACTGGAGCCATCCGGCGCACCAGCAGGCGCATCGATAGCATACTGGGGGGCGAGGTTCGGCAGCCCGACAGATTCCTGCAATTTCTGACATGCGCCGAGGACCGATGAGTTGGAGAGATTCAGAGAGCGTTGCATAAAGTCGAGCAGGATAACGCCTGCCTGCATCTTATCAGCCGCATGGCTGTTCGTTGACTGGGGCTGGCTAACGGCGTCAAAGGTGCGGATCACTCTGAGGCTGAACTGGGGGCTAATCCACATCGCGTATGAATAAACCAGCTCTTTGCAGACGTAACTACCCTGATCTTTACCACCACGGATAACACTTACTGGTTCAGGCGTGTCCGAGTTGCTAATTTGCAACTCGCTTATTAATTGTTCGGTCTGCTCGTTACGAAGCCAGAATGCTGGTTTGTGCTTATCCTGAGCACCGGCAGCGCGGTGAAGATCGTTCAGGCAATAGCGGCCAAAAATATCACGGCGTACGGAAACGCCGTCAATCACGAGTAATTGACTCATAGGTTTCTCCACAGTTTTATATTGCGAATTAGGCTGCACACCCGCTTCGCTATCGCTTTTGACTTTATTACCTACAGAACAACAGCGCAATAGCCCACTGATCATATATCCACCACTAATTTATAAGGACTAATGACTATCTCTGCCCTCCCTCCTGGGGTGATCGGCCCCCATTCAACCTGCATCCGTTTCACCTGGCTGTCGTCTTCCCACACCCCGGCGTGCGTCAGCGAGTCAAACAGCGCTTTGATGTAGTTGTCGAGGTCACGGCGGCGGGCATCCGGCGGGAACAGGATGATTTCCACGGCTGCCGGGGCACTGCTGGGCTTCGGCAGGCGGCGCAACTGCTCTATGATCGCCGCGCACGCGTCGCTCTGGTATGTGCGACCCTTAGCGCTGATGAGATGGCGACCGGCCAGCGGCCCCCGGTTAGGGGCGCGCCAGTAGGTATTGACGGTGGGCGGGAACGGCATCACCAGTTTCATAGCGTCACCTTGCGGGAGTCGAGAAAGTCAATTGCGCGGGCTCTGGCATGATCCTCACCGTTCACCAGCGATCGCAGTAATGAAATCGCTTCATCCTCTGCTGTCGGCGTGGTGATCGTGATACCGCGGCTTACGCCTGGCGCGAGGGTGATCATTCCCTTGCGCTGAAGCGCACGCAGCATGTCAGTGGCCGCGTTCGGCGAACTGGCACCCATCAGAATGGCAACTTCTTTTTGCGATGGCGGATAGCCGCGGTTTTTCTGGAAATCCACCAGCAGATCGAACACTTCGCGCTGGCGAACGGTTAAATTCTTCACGCTGCATCCTCCTGTGATGAGGCTTTGCTCATGTAATCCTTCAGGGTGGCGCGAATGCTTCGAATGTTGCCGCGCGCGGTGGGTTCCATGCTTTGAATGACACTCAGGAATACCGGGATCGCCATGGCATACTCGTTCATCGCCTCCATGCCAGCAGTATTCAGGCGTTCCTGCATATCCTCCCTTGCCGGTTCAGTCCCGTCGAATACCTTATCCAGCCATTCGCTTACAGCCATGTGCAGTTCTTTCTCCATTATCAGAACTTCAGCCACAGCAATATCGCCAGCGCTTACCGTCACAACAGTCGGAGCTGAAACATTGTCCGAAGCCCAGACATGGGCAAACTTCGATTCTTTGAAGGTGTATTCCACCTTGTCGCCGAACGCGGCGCGAACACAGGCCCATGCCTTGATCCCGCTCTGCAAAAGAATGTTTTCCTGTAGCAAAGGCAAATTATCTTCACAATTGCTTACAGGTGATGACAGCGGTACTTCGCTGGCCTGCTGCTGTTCATCTGCGCTATCAATAGCCTCATCAGCGGCATCAGGAATAACTTCCGGAATATTTTGTTGCTGCATCTGGGGTAACAGGCGCAGCGCTTCGCGACGGATCTGCGCAATAAAAGCATCACCACGCGCTTCCAGATCGCTGCGGTTGATGTAGCTCATCGCCGGACCGCGCCATGTTTTATCGAACACAGCCACTGCACCCGCAAAGAACGCGCCGGTCGGCACCTGTTTTTCATCTTTCGGAATGAACCAGGAGGGCAGATCAAAACCAAGGCGACCACGGATAAACGCGATGTGATCCGCATCTTCCGGCCACCACACTTCGCTGGTGGCTGCCTTAATCAGAAACACGTAACGACCGCCCTTTTCACGCATGGCGCTGGCGTGCTGCATGATGTAACGCATGCCAGTGATGTACTCGCCGTCATGCTGTGATGCGCGGCTGTAGGGCGGGTTACCGAACGCCGCGCCGTTAAGACCGGCCAGCTTCAGGGACCAGTCCTGCGTAAGCGCATTGTCTTCAGCTGTGTAATACGCTTCGCATTTGCTGTTCTCGCCATCGCTAAACAGATCCAGAACGAGCGGGCCGAACATCGCATTAATGCCCCAAAAGATGTTTTCCGGCGTGCGCCACTGATCACCCACTTCTTTCAGCTCGTGGGCCGGGCGGCTGCGCAGTTCTGCCAGTGCCTGGCAATATTGGTTAAGCACGGCGTTGTCTAAAGTAACGTCACTCATCCACGGAACCCCTCTGGAATTTTGTTATCGCAGGCAGAGATCGCATTGACGTCCCGTTCGCGGTTTTTATCCCAGGTATCGCGAAGCGGGCGGCCCTTCGCTTCCCAGCGCACTGCGCTTTGCAGGTAGCCTTCGAATTTTTTCGGACCGAAAAGCGTCTCCGGGCGCATGTACTGGTACTGCTCATCGTTTTCACGCCAGTGTTCATGCTTCAGGTCGATCACCAGTTTCAGGTCGCTGACGCTGTAACCTTCACGCAGCCTGGCCCGGATGTTTTCCAGTGAGGTTTTGGATTTCTGGTAACGGGATCCGCTGATCAGGTTCAGGTGTGACAGAACCTCAATCGCAAGATCAGTTATCACCACTTCAGGGTCTGGTTGCGGCGCAACCGGACAAAGGGGTTTTGGTTTTACTTGTGGATCTGTAGTTGAATTTACTGACGGATCCCCGCCAGATTCTGACGGGTCAAAACCGCCGCCGGTGTAGTTTTCTGATGCATCAAATTTTGAGGGGTCAGAATTTGAGGCATCAGATTTTGATGCGTCAGAATTTGACGGGTCAGAATCTGACAGGTGAGCGAATGCCGCCGCCTGAAGTTTTGCCACGTTAAGCTGATAAACGTTCGATGCGTTGCGGTTACCCTGACGGCGCTGCTTACGCGCAAGCCAGCCGCCCTTCTCAAGCTGGGCCAGCACTGTACGCACGGTGCTTTCGCCCGCGCCAATCTGCCGCGCAATGGTACCGATAGACGGCCAGCTGATGCCCTCATCATTGCTGAAGTCGGCCAGGCGAGCCATGATCGCCACGCTTGAGAGCTTCATGCCTGAAGATGCGCATGCGTCCCACACGTAGCCTGTTAATTTAGTGCTCATCCTTCCACCCTTCTGAATTTCTCCCGGAACCGTTCGACAGGCTGCATGCATTCGTGCGGGTAGCCGCTGCGCATGAAGATGACCTGTCGTTTCTCCCGGTCATAACCAATGACGTGAACTTCAATGCCCCGGTGATCCCGGTAGCGCCGGTCAAGTTGTTCCACTCTTTGCGACCCTTCTCGTTCATTGCAGAAAATGCGCCTACCAGTTCGCTGGCTGGCTGGTAGTTGTGGCTGCCATCAGCGGCACGTACTATCTGCTCATAGCCGAGCGGGGAGGATTTACCAACCACCGGCAAGCAACGAAATTGCTTAGCTGGCCTGAATCGGTTTAAACTGTTCATGCGTTAGTTTCTCCACAGTCACGACACGCCACGACGCCCGGAGCTGCACACTCGCGGGCGTCACTTATTTTTTCGACCAAACAACGCGACAATCGCGCGGATCTCTTCTTCACGCGCAGCCAGGTGACGGCGGTGATGTGACAGGATTTCTTCCGCTTCATGCTTTTCAATCACTCCGTCTTCGAGCGCCTGCTCAATAATCTGATCAACCTGACCGCGCGCCGCTGCTGTACGCATTGCCCGGCTAAACAGGTCAACACGATCCAAATCTTCCAGGTTCGGCACATCCACCAGCAGCGCACCGCGGCGCTTCGCAAAGTAATCAGCGACCAGAGAGGTATTTGAAATGTCTTCCATCGCTTCAAGCTCGGTGACTTCAAAGAAACGACAGCCATTCTTTTCGTAAAGGTTGTTGTTGAACTGGGTGATAGTCATGCCCAGTGCGCCAGCCATAGCTTCACGTCCGCCAGGCAACGCTTTGCACATCGCTTTCACTACTGCTTTTAGTGTTTGCTCTACCATGTTGATTTTCCTTTGGTAGTTACGGTGATACAGCCGATTCGTTAGGCTTAACCGGTGGGAAAACATCATCAATGCTGACTTCTGCGCCGAATTCATTAAGTGCAGAAACGATGGCTCGGCACTGATCAATGTTCATGTTTCTTTTGCTATTTTCGTAATGACAAACAGCCCCTTTTGTCACTCCCAGAACACTCGCTAAGTGACCCTGAGTAATGCCTAGCCTGGTTCTTATTGCTCGAAGGTTGTTCATTCTGATCTCCTATAAACGAATTAAATATACATTTTGTATCTTTAACCCGCAAGAAAGATATACGTTTTGTGTCTCGATTGTGGGTATACAACTTGTATTATTTGGGCATGACTATGAAATGGTACGACTTGGCAAAAACCCTGATGAAAGATCGGGGTGTCACTCAAGAGCAGCTGGCTGAACACCTTGGTATAACAAAAGGTGCGGTAAGCCATTGGCTCAATGCACGACGTGAACCCAACTTGGGAGAGATCGCCCGAATCCTAGAGTTTCTCGGGAAAAAAAATTTTTCCGTTGGGGCGGGTGGCTTAATTATTGATGAGACCCTTAAAGGGGATGTTGAGTACATTGGTCCCTATAAGCCAGGTAAGAAATATCCCGTGCTTAGCAAAGTTCAAGCCGGAGCATGGGCCGAAGCTTGT